TGACTTGACCCTGTTGCTGGTAGGATGCCGCCGCCAATAGCCATAAGGCCTCCTTAGAAAAAAATACCCTCTTTACAACCCAATGGGCCGTTGCGGTTTCCGCAGGTCATTGAGTGCTTTCATAGCTTCAGAACGGGCGGCAGAAGTCGGATTCTTCCAGTATCCCTTCAAGTCAAACTGCTGAATAACCTGGGGGTTGTAACCAGAAGAAGTCGGCACTGCTGCCTGTTTCATCCACGCATGATACTGTGCTGCTGTCTCATGGTTGGTAATACCTTGCTCCAGCATGATTTTCTCCACATCGCCTACTTCATCTTCAGAAGCAATCAAGCCTTTTTTCATCAAGGACTGACGGCGCTTTTGCAATTCTTCCATCGCATCCCGTTCACGCAACTTGGCTTCCAACTGTTGCACACGCTCTTCAGAACGGTTAACCGCCTTGTGCGTGTAGTCTTCAATGTCAAGTTCGGGAATGGGCAAATCTGGTTTGACCTTTTTGGTCATACGCAGAAAGTCTTTGCGAGTGGCGGGATTCTCAGCGAGTTGTTGGGCCAAAGCCGCTAACTCATCCCGAGCATCTGATGTGATGTTTTCAAGTGACATGATTTACCCTCTTTATACGATTAGATGACTTTTTTGCCGTCAGCAGGTTTCTGCACAGCCATGCCAGTCTTGCCGACTTTGCCTGGGGTGGACAAGCCACCAAGTTGTGAGAAACGGGGGGTGTTGGTGATAACGCCGTTTTGCTGATTGTTGTCAGTAGGACGGCGGGGTGCGGCTGCGCCACGGGGCTTGAACAAGTCCATGTTGTTTCCTTACATTGGGGGTGGAATTGGTGCGCCGCCAGGAGGAGGCATACCGGGAATCGGCGCTGCTTGCATTGCTTTACCTTCAGGCGTTGCGCCACCTGCCTGGGGTAATGTTTGCAGCATCTGCAAAATTTCAGATTGCTGGAGTTCGTTGGTTTTGTTTTTCCGTGGCCCCATCAAACCAGTGAGGGTGCGGATTGCTGCCAGAGCTTTCTGGCCTTCATCAGATTCAGACCCGAGTGCCGGGAGAGACTGCTCCAGCAAATCCATTGCCATGCCAATGTTAATCATTGCCGCCTCTTTTGAACCCATCTTTGGTTCAGGCGTAGACATGGGGGAAGCCATTGGGGAGGTGTCATCACCAGAGAATGCTTCTGTGGGAGTCTCTTCAGGAGCAGGGACGGGGGCAGGTGCAGCGGCAGAACGACTGCCTCGCATCAATTCCATCAACTTGTCTGTTGGTACTGCCATAAAAACTCCTTGTGCGCCGTTTGTAACCACTTACAAACTGCTTGTCAATAGGGTGGGAAGCATTTTATGTCAGCTTCCCGTAGACAAATCCTTACGGATTACTTGCGGCTTTTACGGCCTTTACGAGCTTTACGCATGATGCGCTCCTTCTCAACAAGCGGCCACTTACTTAGAGGGGAAGCAGCCATACCCTTTTTCCTTGCGGGAAATCAACGCCGGGTCTTACGACCACGTTTTGCTTTATACATGACAGCTCCTGTTAGCCTTTGCGAGAGTAGTCACGCTGACTACGCCCGGTGTAGTTTTTAACCCCAGTTTGACGATATGTCAAGCTAGGGGACGATTCCCCTCTTTTCAGTTGCTCAGTGCTTGTCCGAGGCTGGTCAGCCCTGGGAGGAACGATTGCTTGTGTTGCCATTATCCTACCTGCTTTAAGTCTGGTTTACCCTCTGCCTTGGGAGGCGGTGCAACAGGTTGAGCTTGTTGCTTGGCCTCCATTTTCTTCAATCTGTCTTTCAACAATTGTTTCATTGGTGGCTCCAACAAGTCAAGCAAGGATTCCTTGTCAATGACCTGGGCCTTGTACAGGTTGAAAGCAAGCTGGCGCATGTCTTCCATGAAGATGGGCGAGTTGGAGTGGGCATCCACTTTCACAACAAAGTCCTTGGTGAACTGCTCTGCAATGAACTTGTGGTTGTCCATGTCAGTGAAGTGAGTTGCATCGTATGCTTGCATACACTTCAAGTACAGGGTTGCCAGTTTTTCCAGGCTGTCCTCAATGATGAGAGCACGTTTCTTAGCACGGCTAGAGCCAAGTCTTGCAAGCTGAGAAGCGTGACCAGACGAGCGCACACCCGCTTCACCCCGGCCTTGCAACACCGACACGATGCCAGATGCCTCTTCAAACATCAGGTCAATCTCACCAATCTCTTTGAACAAGTCAGGTGGAATAGTCGGCGCTAACTTTTCTACCTTGGCATTGGGCATGTCAGTTGCCAACAGGCCACCAGCACGGTTAAGAGCAAAGTTCTTCTCATCCAAGATGCCCGTGAAGCCAATCAGCGCAGTGGGTGGGCTGACTTGTTTGGAGAGCAAGTCCAAGATTTCAGCCATGCGTTTGTTGCGTAGCTGCTGGAGAAACACCAGACGCTGAACCTCAGAGCCACCCCAGTAGTAGTCGTACAGAGGGTTCGGGCAAATCTGCACAAATGGCAATTCACCTTTGAGGAACACCTGTTCACCAGGGCGGTCATAGATGATTACGTCTGGGTCTGCCTTGGTTACAACTTGGTAGTCTTTGATTTCATCGTTCCACACCCAAAGCTCAGTCATCTCTACGGTGTCTTCAGCAACTGTCGCCTTGTAGCGATTCTGTCCGGCAAGGTCTAAATTGACATTACCGTACATTGTTGGGTTTGACTGACTCAGGATGATGCGCTCAATGCCGTTGGCGACTTCTGTGCGCTCATGCTGGGTAGAGGTGATGCGTTTGACAATCTCTTCCCGGCGGGGATGGCTGTACAAGCGGTCATACAGCTCAGACTTGGTGATGTAGTAGGTCTGGGTGATGGCTTCTTGTCTATCAGAATAGGGAGTGTCTTCCCGCAATACGCCTATACAAGCTGGCTCAACCATGTACGGGTGGATTCCGTTGTTAATGATGAGCTTAACAAACGTAGAGTTGTAGACCAGTGACCACGTTGTAGCAGTAGAAAACACTTGGTCAGCGTTGCTATTTACCCACTCATCGTTGAGTGCACGGGTCAAAGCAGGGACTTTTACCTGTTCTCTGGGGTCAACAGCAGCACCAACGTCAATGGAAAAGCGTGTGGTTTCCGCTGAATAGAGGAAACTGGTTAGCTGGTCAATGTGAGGGAAGATTTTGTTGTACAGAGCCGGGGAGTCATCCGGCCCGTTACCAAACAAATACCAACTCCGCAGGGAGCCATAGTCTACTTTGCGCTCTTGCTGGCTGACCTGACACTTGGCAATGAGGTCAAGGTAGAACAATTCTCTGTCTACAGCGTTGGTGGGTATCCTCATGTTGTCTTCACCTGTAAGTTATCTGGGTCACGCATCGTGCCGACACCCGCTTTGGGGCCGGACAATGTGCCTGTGGGGGAGGCATCTCTGGGCATTATGCTCACGGCCTCGTCCTTCACTGGTTTGAATTGTCCACCAAGAACGGATTTCATGCTAATACTACCACCGCCGCCCCAAATTGCCGCATCTCCAGGACGTGCTTCCTTTTTCTGAGCATTCATGGCATCTGTGGCTTGGTCAAACTCTTTGTCTGACAGCTTGTTGTTGCGTTTGAGGTATCCAGTCTGGTGTTCGCCCTCTCTGGTGGACTTTATGTCCGTCATACCGTAGTCAATTGCCAATTGTTTGAGTGTGCCGTCTGTGTGCTTGGTCTTGGCAGACTTTGTGCCCACAGGTTTAAGAAAAACAACGGATAGCTCCCCGTTGCATTGTTTCATGGGGCATTTAGGCTCCCAGGCCTCAAAAATGCCGTGATTTTCGCAGTGATAGTCTTTTAGAACGCTCATAGTTACCCTCTTAGTGCTTCGTCAAGTGTGATTTCAGAATAGTCATGGCGGTTAACCATGCCGACTTTTAGTTTTATGCCCCCTGATGTGACCTGTAAACCCATGCTTGCCATCAATGGTGGCTTGCTCTCCTTCCTGTATTCCACGTATCTTGTCCTGTCTTTGTTCTGCATGACCCGTACATTGCCGCTTTTCCACTGTTGATAGGCCTTGCTGACCCTGATTTGGATGACTTCAGTGAGCGGTTCTTTGTCTCTGACGAACACATCCAGAAAGTGAGCCATAGACATACCCGCTAATTCGCAGAACAAGTTGATAGAGATGCCCCTATCCTTGTCTGCGTGGAAGCGTTTTATCTGGCGTTTGAGTTCAAACTTGGACAGGGACTTCATATTTGTACTCCACTGTGTAGCCTGTGGACTGCAAGTAGTCCAAAAACTCTATCTCGCCGTATGCTTTTGAAACGTCAGCAGGAACAATGATGTGGTCATCATCCATGAGCTTCCTACTTTGGGCATGGCATCCTAGCAACATGCCAAAGTCAAATTCGTCCGTGTGGAATCCTGGCCCCATGTACTCCATTGAAAAGTATTTGGCAATATGGTCAGGCGCATATCTGTACCCCAGGTATTGCAACTGGGGTTTGAGCAAGGCAGAAAGCTGTGCATCCTCATTCCATCCGTGTATTTCGTTTGCTTGTAGATGGGTAATGCCATTTTTATTGCAAGCAGACAAGAAGCGTTTAGAGCGCAGGGAGAACCCACCGTTTTGTACCACCCGCACACCGGGAGTGCCCACCCAAGTGAAGTTCAAAAACAAATTGAACCCCTCGTCTTGCGGCAAAAAGCCGCAGTGAGATGGTGCGCCTATGTAGTCATACTCATAGTATTCCGGCATGAAATTGTCGCCATCCAGAACCCAGCCGTCATCTTGGACAACAAGACAATACTCTGTGTCTATGAATGCGTATAGCTGGTGCATCATGAAAATAGAGTATTGAAGGTAGTTGATAAAACCTATCTGTCTCCACTCTATGTTGCTGGGCAGGTTGTCAGGTTTAGCAATGGACAGCAGCAGTCCTCTAGAGCCGGGTAGCTCTTTCATGCTTCGCTTGATACTGGGTATAACGCTGGCTCCGTTGTTATGCCCGTAGACAGACACGATGGTTAGTTCATTGTGTTCCATACATTCCTATGCGTTTGAGGTAATCACTGACGTTTCTGCCCACAGAGATTTGTTCAGGGGTGTAATTTTCCTGCGCTCTGCTGATTTCACGGGTAATCTTCTGCGCTATGAGTCGGGGTTGAATCTGCTCTGCGAAAGCTACGCAAGCCAGGGCAGTAGCAATCACACGGTCATCCTTGCCCCTACCGGGCGCTCCCAAGAAGGAACCTTCCCGCACGATGCCCTTCATTTCTTCCAGAGTCTCCATGCTGCGTATCTTTATCATCTGCCGCTCAAAGTAATCCTTCATGTATTGCAACATGCGTTCTTTGGAGTTGGTGGTGGTCAGATAGCCAATGCTGTTGGAGAGGCCTCCAAGCGTGTCATTACGCCTCCAAATGTAGTTGGTCATGCTACCCAGCACGTCCATCAATCCGTGGCCCATAGCGCCTCCTAGCGAGACTGCCATGCGCTTTAAGTTCCGTATCTCGTTGATGACTGCTTGACCAGGGCCGTTGACTTCCAGGTTGAGCGTAGAGTTCTTGTATGCACCAGCAAGGTGGGCGATGACCCACGCAAACTGGTAGGTGTTCATCTCAGAAGTGGCAAACTCAGCAACTTGGTCAAGTCCATCTGCGTAGCATCTGTAGACCTGGATGCAGAATCTATCTGCCCAATCAGAGCTACCGTAAGCGGGGTCAGCACCGATAACGTAATAAGCAGTGTCAACAGGTTCTTCCCAAACCGTGAGTGTGCCCAGTCTTTCAGTGGACTTAATGACTTCAGTGTCTTGGAACAGTTGTCCAAAAGCATATCGATAGTGGTCTGGTACAAGTTTCTTAGCCTCTTTAGCTGCCTCTGTGCAGCGGGTGGTGGAGAAGAAGGATGTGCCTGTCATCACAAAGGCATAGTCCTCAGTTGGGGGGAACTCTTGGTACATCAAGGATTCGTCTTTGATACCTTCG